GAATAAAAAGATTTCATTGTTTTTAGGACCCATATATTTTTTATATTCTTCAAGTAGATTTAATTTCTTTATTGTTTCAGATGACCCACCTGTAATAGCTGTATTAATCATCCATTCTTCAGCATCTGGTAATATTTTTAATAACTCTTGTCCTTTTTTTAACCAATGATATTTGTCTAGTTTATTATATGCCTCATCATAGTGTTTATCAATATGTTGTTTGGCAAACTCTTGCCATTGTCCTTTTTGTTTTATACTACGAACATATTTTCTCAACTCTTCATCATCATCGGTTAATGTTTCTAATAAACATTCCAAACCAAGTTTATCATATCGAGAACATTTTTCATATCTAGAAACTAAGGTATACATATTAAACTTTTCAAAGAAGTTTGTTTTTGTACTAATAATTACATCTAAGTCTAAGTATAAAACATTATCATAATCATTAGCAAACTTATTAAGTAAAAATAGTTTCTCAAAATTTATATCATCAAAACTAGATTTTTCAGGTGTTACTAATTTAAACTCTGCATCAATAAGTTTAGCGTATTCCTCTTTGTTTGATATTAGTTTATCAAAATATTTTTCGAATTGTTTAATTGTATTAGTTTGTTTAGCAGTAAACTCTCTATCTACATTAACAGGTTTGTATATGCTAAAGATTAAGTTTTTCATTTTCTATTATACCATTCTTTTAATTCTGGCACATGATCTGTTATATCAAATCCTCTATCTATATTCAACTTATCAAAATTAGATTTAAAATTAAATGTGTCTTTATTCTCATATTCTTTAGGAACAAAGTTTTTTAATTTCTTTTTATATATTTTAATTTGTTCATCGTATATATCTTTTCCAACTATATCAGGCATACCGTCCTTAGTACTTCTACACCAATTTTCAAATACGATATTATTAATATATTCTTTATCTTCAAAATAATTTTGTATGTCTAGTAAATTAAAAAAATTAAATAAACTAATTGTTGTTCCTATTTGAACTTTATTACCCGTTTCATTATAATATTTTTCCATTGTATCAACTGTCTTTTTAAAATTTCCACCTCTTATCCAATCATAAATTTTATTAGTACCATCAACACTAGCAAATAATTTTATATTTGGAAATTTTTTAAGTATGTCCATTGCCTCTGGTGTTATATGATGCATATTAGATACAATTTTTATTTCACACTTATTATTTACTTCAGCAAGTTTTTTTAATATTCTAAAATTTCTTATATCTGCAAATGGTTCACCACCTTTAATTTCAAGATAATCTAATCCATATAAAACTTTTTCTATCTTACTAATCGCATCATCACCTAATTTTTGTAAAGGATGAACTTCTCTACCTAATTCTTTATCTAAGTCTTGCCATTTATTACTAAAAAAACTACTACACATAGCACATTTTTGATTACATATATTTGATAACGTGTATTCTAGATAACGAATAGGAACATTTATACCATATTCTCTTGCCTTTTTATCGTTTGCCTCATTTGGAAACGTATGATATTTTTCTAATCTACTTCTAAAAGTTTCATCACCTTTCATAGTATTCCAATAACAGTTTTTACATGAGTCTAAATTTTTTATATTACCCTTATACGTTATTTCTTCTCTGTGATAATCCATAACACTAGAATTAAAAAATTCTTCTAGATCATCAATTTCATCAATATGTGTTCTAATAGTCCAACGATTTTCACAACATAAATTAATATGACCATTAGGACCTAAGTTTAAATGTACTAATGGTGATTTACAACTTAATTTTGTCATAGTGTTTCCATACTCTATCAAACTCTTTATTGATTGCATGACATATCTTTGTGTCTTCTGGTATACCCCTATTATCATCATAGAAAAAATGCCATTTATCATCTAACCATTGTACTGGTACCTCGTTTGCTACAACCTTGTAAGAAAAAATTGTTTCATTGTCATATCCAAATGTTTTAACAATATTTGGTGGATACATTTCAGCATTATCTTTTAAGTAAGTCATTAATGTTAAATCTTTTTCTAGTGTATTAAAGTATTTTAATTTTCGCCAATGTTCTTTTGTTGCACCAACTATTGCGGTATTGACAACATCACATTGAGGATTATAACCTTTATATTCTAACATTGCCATTGCATTGAAATATTTAGCTGAGGGAGATCGAATAGTGCCTGTTATGCGATGAATATGTTGACCTGGGTCTCGTATCTTATCATTGTTATGTTTAAGAGTAATACCCTTACTTAAATCCCATACATCAAAAAAGGATTCGTTAGTCATAGGAATAGCATCAAAGTCTAGATATAAAACTTCATCAAAGTAATTAACAAGTCTATCAAGTATATGTAATTTATATTTGTTTACTATATTGTACTCTGTAAGAAATGGATATTTTTTTGAATAATCTTCGTGAAATTTTATGTAGTCTTCATCATACTCATACATTTGAAATTGTGCGCCTATTTTTTTTGCGTAGCGTTTTTTCGTTTCTATGAGTTTATCATAGTGGTCTATGAAAGCCTGCGCCATCTTAAAATTCATCGGCGTTTGATTTTCTTTTAGAATATGACTATCGAATAAATCTAGTTTTTCTTTGGGAATGTTGATATATATTGAGTAAATAACCCTTGACATAATGACCTTCGATCTGTTAATATAAGTACCACTATAAACTATTTATATAGGATTTGTCAATGAAAATATTAGTAACTGGCTCTGCTGGATTTATAGGAAAACATTTAGTTGAAGAACTAGATATAGACGGACATGAAGTTGATGGTTGGGATTTACATGGCCAAAACTCTTATGGGCAACCTGCACCTAGAAACTTTAGAGATATAACTGAGGACTATTTAAAATCATTTGATAGAGTTGTGCATTTAGCAGCTTTGGCAGATGTAAGAGCATCTTTTGATAACCCAGATAAATGGTTTGTTTCTAACGTGCATTGGTCTACAAATTTATTTCAATTATGTTCCAAATTAAAAATACCAATGGTATATGCATCATCTTCAAGTGTACATAATTGGAGTCAAAACCCATATGCAGGTTCTAAAAAAGCAATGGAAGCTGTTGCAATTGCAACTGGTAAACATATAGGACTTAGATTCACAAATGTTTACGGTGATGGTTGTAGGTCTACGATGTTAACTCAAAAGATGATTGATAAAACACTTAAATATAAGACTACACATATTAGAGATTTTATTCATGTTTTAGATGTTGTTGATCTAATTAAATTACTCATTTATAGAAAAGAATTTTTTATGGATTGGACACAACACACATATGAAGTAGGGAGTGGAAAAGGTGTAAAAGTAAATGAATTGGTCGATAAATACTTAAAAAACATACCCACAAAGGATGGTCATATTGGCGAAAGTCTTGATAATACTGCAATTATCGATGACACATTATCATTAGGATGGCGGCCAAAGAGGGATTTAGATAAATACTTAAAAGGAAAAATACATGGCCACACCAAATTCAAAGAGTACATTAAAAGAATATTGCCTAAGAAATTTAGGTAAGGGTGCCGTAGATATCAACGTTACATCCGACCAAGCAGACGATAGACTAGACGAGGCACTACAATATTTTGCTCATTACTACTATGATGGTATTGAGAAAATGTATCTCAAATACAAAATTACAGCGGCAGATATTACAAGAGGAGCTGCAAACACAACTACAACAGCGACAGACGTTGCAGACAGTTCAATAACAGCATCATTTGAAGAAGGCAAAAATTTTATTCCTATGCCAGACTCAGTAGTATCTGTTTTGAAAATATTCAGTTTTGATAACTCTGCTACAAACAATATGTTTGATATACGTTATCAATTAAGATTAAATGATCTATATGATTTTTCATCTACAAGCATTATTCATTATGAAATGACAATGCAACATTTAGATTACCTTTCACACTTGTTAGTAGGGGAAACACCAATAAGATTTTATGAACATCAAAGAAGATTATATCTTGATATGGATTGGTCAAATGATATTAAAGAAGATGATTACTTAATTATTGAATGTTATAGAAAACTTGACCCAGAAACATATACTGATTTATATAACGACATGCATTTAAAAAGATATGCAACAGCTTTGATTAAAAAACAATGGGGGCAAAACTTATCAAAGTTTGGTGAAGTTCAATTACTAGGTGGTGTAACAATGAATGGTGAACAAATTTATACACAAGCTCAAGAAGAAGTTACAAGACTAGAAGAACAAATACAAAATATGCAATACCCCGATATGTTAATAAAGGGATAACACAATGGCTGTCAACAGCTTGTTTAAAACTTCTGGTACTACTAATACCACAGAAAAGAATTTGTATTCAGACTTGGTAAAAGAGTCTATCCAAATTTACGGACATGACGTAAATTATATTGATAGAACTTTACAAGCTAAAGACAATATCTTTGGTGAAGATAGTTTATCTCAATTTAACAAAGCACAAACAATCGAAATGTATGTTGAAGACTCATCTGGTGGATATCAAGGTGAGAAAGAAGTCATGCAACAATTCGGTTTAGAAAATAGAAACGAAATTACTTTTGTTGTACATAGAACAAGATTCGATGATGTTATGCACCAAGTTGATATTGAAAGTGGTACAGATACTACTGAGGGTTCAATACTTTTAGAGTCTGGTACAATTACAGCAGATACAACAAACAACGCTTCACAATCTTTTGAAAGTGCATATTTAAGAAAAGAAGATGAAACAGTTTCTACATATGCATCAAGACCAAAAGAAGGTGATTTAGTTTTTCATCCCATATTAAGTAAATTATTTGAAATATCTTTTGTAGATCATGACGAACCATTTCATCAATTAGACAATAACCCCGTTTACAAATTAT